AAGTTCCCTGAGGTTGTTGCAGCACAGTGGGCACTTGAATCTGCCCATGGCACTGCCACTAGTGGTAAAAACAACTTCTTTGGTATCAAGGGTCCTGGCACCATCAAGACTACCTGGGAGGATTACGGTAATGGTCCTGTTACCATCAAAGCATCATTTCAAGACTTTGCTACCCCTTACGACTGTGTGAATCACCTTGTGACCCAGTGGTACAAGGATTACAAAGGTTATAAAGGCGTCAACCGAGCAGCCACTCGTGAAGATTGTGCATACCTGCTAAAGCGTGAAGGGTATGCCACTGATCCAATCTATCCACAGAAACTCATTCGGTTGATGGAGCAACATGATTGAAACCATCATCACAGGAGTTATCTCTCTTGTTGTCGGTATTGGTGGAGGAGTTGCCACTATTCACTCGCGCTCTAACTCACGTATGGATCAGATTGACAAGCGTATTGACAGTATTGAACTTCGTTTCGCTGAGAAATACGTGCCAAGGCAAGAGCTAGCCGCTGCCCTTCAGAAGATGGAGGATCACATGATCCGCATTGAAAACAAACTAGATCAGATCGTATTGAGAAATGGCTAAAAAGAAAGCAACGGAGGACATGTTCAATGAACTCCATAATATGGTCACGCAAGAGCTGCTCAATCGAATCAAGTCTGGTGAAGCATCTACTGCTGACCTAAAGGCAGCTTGTGATTGGCTTGCTAAGAACGATATCTCTGGTGTTGCAATGGAAGGTTCGCCCCTTGATCAACTTGTCAGCATCCTTCCAAAGATTGATCCAGAACTAGTACGGAGCCGTATGAATGGCAAGAGATTGGAAAGCCGAGTATAAAGCCCGCGCTTCATACCTTAAGAATTACCGCCGAGCGCATCGAACAGAAGATGCCTCACGAGCAAGAGCAAGACGTTCGATGGGCAACATCCCAGCTGGTCACGAAGTAGACCACAAGGATAATAACCCGATGAATAACTCACGAGACAATCTAAAGATTATCCCTCGTAAGGCTAATCGAGCAAAAGGTGCTCGCAAAACCAACAGCTTGCGGTAATGACACCCCTACTGCCTTCACCTGAAATGTACTTGCAGAACTTACTTGCCATGAAAAGTTCTGAAGCTAAACGCCTTCATCGTAAGGCCATTATTGAACACTTTGATTCCACCTGTGTCTATTGCGGAGTTAGACATGAACCACATCAACTCACCTTGGATCACATACGTCCTCGATGTCGTGGAGGTACTTCTTTTACAAGCAACCTTGTCCCATCTTGTAAACAGTGCAATCAGAGTAAAGGCAGTAGCAATTGGCTCCATTGGATGAGACAAACCTTTGGAGAGAACCCTAACAAAGAACAACTCATTTTATCTTGGATTAAGTAATGGCTTCTCAAAAACCCAAACGACCGTCCATGCTGACTCGCCAACGTCAGCTCCGTGCTCAGCAACAGCAGGTGAAGCAATCAGCTTCAAAGCGTCTCCCATCGTCTGGCAACAGCTCTGCTAACAGCAACCAGGCTCGTGGACAACGTGCTGACACCATGAAGCAGCAAGCCACCAGAAACCAACAAGTGGTTGCTCGTGGTACACAGCGCATGATCAACCGACTGAATGCACAGGACAAACTTGATCGTGCAGCAGCTGGATCCGGCCCTTCTGGTACTACTCGCACTGCTGGAGCTGGTGGCGTCCTTGGTAAGCCAGCACCTTCATCTATAACAACCCGCAAACCCTCAACTGGTAGCGGCAAACCTGCTCTTCCTCCTGGTAAGCCTGGCGGTGCCCTCGCTAAGCGTACAGAAACCAAAACGGTGAAAGCTCAGACCAAACCTCCTACACAACGTGGTGGTGCAATCGAGAAAGCTGGCCCCACTATTGATGTGAAGGCTAATACTCCGAAGATGGGTGGCGGACGTCCTTCTGGTAATGGTAGTACTCGCCCCGCACTGCCTGGTGGACGTGCAGGATCTGCACTTCGTGGAGCGGGCCTAGTCACCCTTCCGTACATGATTCCCGGCTTTGGTGAGCAAAGAGATGCCAACGCCCGTTTCGTTCGCCAAATGGCTGACAACGTATTCAAAGGAACTCGCACCGGCACCGCCTCTGGCCGCACGGGTCGAGGTGGCACAACCGCTGATCAACGCCAAGGCACTGCAAAACCCAAACCAGCACCCGTTGCTGACTACCGTGACGCTCAAGGCAATCTCTACGACGGTAATACTGGACGCCTCAAGCAAGCAGCTCCGAAAGCTTCTCGACCTTCACCTACCCAATCTAGGAGTGGTTCTACCCCTAACCGGGGTGGTGGTGGTGGTGGTGCTGTTAGCGCAAGCTCGCGCTCCACACGTCCTACGGCTGGCACCTCCATGCCTCAAGCAGTAGTCAATCCTCCTAAGCCCTTCAATCCCAATCGTGGAACCAGTAAATCGGATAACCCACTTTTGGATCGTGAAGGCGGCTATCTTCGCAATAAAATGAAGGATCGTGAGGCCGCTGCTCAAGCAGAACAAGCCTCCAAAGTAGGCAATAAGTTTGACACCAAGTCAGAGACTTATACCCCCACTACCAAAGTTGACGGCTCTCAATACGCCGACAAGAAACCTGACATGAAAAAGGTCAGTGAGTACGACCGCCGTAAGCGTCGCTACTACGACTGATTCATAACACTCTCTGAGAGGCCTCCACAAGCCCCAGGAAGGCCTCTCTTTCCTGCTTTAGGTACATTCTATCGTGAATGATATTTTAAACGCTTTACGGGGCGATTTCAAGCTGTTTCTGCAAGCCCTGTGGCAACAGCTTGATCTTCCTTCCCCAACTCGTGCTCAATACGCCATCGCTGATTACCTCCAAAGTGGACCCAAACGTCTCCAAATCCAAGCCTTCCGTGGGGTCGGTAAAAGCTGGATCACTGGCGCCTTTGTTCTTTGGACGTTATTCAACAACCCAGAGAAGAAGATCATGATTATCTCCGCTTCAAAAGAGCGTGCAGACAACATGTCCATCTTCCTTCAGAAGCTGATCATCGAAACTCCTTGGCTTTCCCACCTTCGCCCAAAGAGTGATGACTCTCGCTGGTCTCGTATCAGCTTTGACGTTAACTGCTCACCCCACCAAGCACCATCCGTTAAGTCCGTAGGCATCACAGGTCAGCTGACTGGCTCTCGTGCTGACCTCATGATTCTTGATGACATCGAAGTTCCAGGTAACTCGATGACTGAAATGATGCGAGAGAAACTCCTTCAGCTCTGCACTGAAGCGGAATCCATCCTGACACCTAAGAAAGACTCCCGCATCATGTACCTGGGGACTCCCCAGACAACCTTTACCATCTACCGCAAGCTAGCCGAGCGGAACTACCGCCCCTTTGTCTGGCCTGCTCGCTACCCACGTAAAGACAAACTTCCACAATACGAAGGCCTCCTCGCTCCACAGATTGTTGAAGACATCGACATGGGTGTTGAAGAGTGGTCTCCGACTGACCCTGATCGCTTCACAGGTGATGACCTGCTGGAACGGGAAGCAGCCATGGGTCGAAGCAACTACATGCTTCAGTTTCAACTCGATACCACCTTGAGTGATGCAGAGAAATTCCCCCTTAAATTCTCCGACCTCATCATTACTTCCGTTAACCCGTCTCAAGCGCCGGATGCTGTTGTGTGGTGCTCTGACCCTCGTAATGTTCTCAAAGATCTGCCTACGGTTGGCTTACCGGGTGATTACTTCTACTCCCCGATGCAACTCCAAGGGGAGTGGGGTCCGTACACCGAGACGATCTGCTCCGTAGACCCCTCTGGTCGTGGTAGTGACGAAACAGCAGCCACGTTTATCAGCCAACGGAATGGCTTTCTTTATGTCCATGAAATCCGTGCTTACAGAGATGGCTACTCAGACACCACCCTTCTGGACATCCTTAGAGGCTGCAAAAAGTACAACGTCACTAAACTCCTCATTGAAACCAACTTTGGTGACGGTATCGTTGCAGAACTGTTCAAGAAACATCTTCAACAAACTAAGCAAGCCATCGACGTAGAAGAAGTCAGAGCCAACGTCCGTAAAGAAGACCGCATCATCGATGCCCTAGAGCCCGTGATGAACCAACACAGGCTGATCGTTGATCGTGGTGTGGTGGAATGGGATTATGCCTCCAATAAAGACGCTCCTCCAGAGGAACGACTCCTTTACATGCTCTTCTATCAGATGTCCCGCATGTGCAGAGAGAAAGGAGCCGTCAAACACGATGACCGTCTTGACTCCCTTGCTCAAGGTGTCAAGTACTTCACCGATGCCATGTCCATCTCCGCTCAGGAGACCGTCAACCAACGCAAACGAGAGGACTGGCAAGACATGCTTGACTCCTGGTTGGATGACCCTCAAAGCGCCGCTAACCACCTTGTGATGGGCTTTGACCTCGACCAACGCAGAAAGGCTAGAGGCACCTCCAAACGAGGCTCTGTTCCCAGTTGGGTCTCACTTTAAGACACCAGTGGGGGACTGGCTTCTGACCGATGGCGGACTAATACAGGGAGGGGGAAGAGGAAAGACAACCTTTCCGTCTCACCTCCCCCTCTATAGATGTCCCTGGGGAAGGACATCCCGTGAGTACTGGACTAGAACAGTTAATCAAAAAAGACACAAAGCTAGTAATTCAACTAGTACTGGACCTTGGATATCCTCAGTGAGGCGTAAGCCGAACGGGTGAATGGATATCTCTTAATCCAATCTCTCTTTAAACTAAATTCTTAGTAATTGAATTTAAAGGAAGACTGAATCCAGATCATCTGAATGGCCTCTTGAAGGGCCATCTGAATGATACAGGATTCATTCTTGTATCCCAAAATTTCTGCTTGTTAATTACTATGAGTAGAACTCACCGTAACACTCCTGCCTACCTCTTCAGATCTCCCAAGACTCACAATGAGTTAAAACAACAGTTCTTTGATAGCGAAGGGTATCGTGTCTCTCAACGTAAGAGATATATCCCGACACTTTTTGATGACATCAGCATCTCAGCTTACCAACAACTAGATCACCACAACTAATGCATACCGCTTCACTCATCCACATCACACCTAACGCTGAAGAACTTATCTCTTACATGGCACGGGTATCCAATCCCTCCAATCAATCAAACACTGAGACCAGTGCTAAACTCATTAAATATCTCATCGATCACCAACATTGGTCACCGTTTGAGATGGTGAATATGTGCGTAGAGATCGAGACAACAAGAAGTATTGCAGCACAGATCCTTAGGCATCGGAGTTTTAGCTTTCAGGAGTTTAGTCAACGGTATGCACCTGTGACTGAAATGCCTGAGATACCACAGCTTAGGACCCAGGACTGGAAGAATAGACAGAACAGTATTGATAACCTTGACAAGACTACTGATGAAGAGTTTCAATTCAAGATAGCTAAGCACTACTGTGATGCTTATAGACTCTATAGAGACATGATTGACGCGGGTATTGCTAAGGAGTGTGCAAGGGAAGTACTACCTATGGCAGCTCCAACTAAGCTGTATATGAATGGTAGTGTTCGGTCTTGGCTGCATTATTGTGAGCTGAGGACTGGGCATGGGACACAGAAAGAACACGCAGTGATTGCTGGCATGATTCAGGACATTCTTTATTCGGAATTACCGAATGTCTGTGGGGCTATGTGGTCGGATGAATGATGATGATCGTAAGAGGCGTCTAGAAGAGGCTCTAAGGGTTGCTGAGAGGGTTGGGAATACGTTCTTAGCTAATAATATTAGAAGGGCCTTGCAGGAGCTTCTAGAGGGGTCTGAGAGAGTCCCTTAATTTTTGACAGAAATTAGTCAAGCCTATTCGCAGTAGTAGGGGCGCAGTTTACCCCCGTGCCCCCTACTTTGTGCCAGGTAGGCTATAGCAACCTGTCTCTAGATCACCGTTCTACGGGCAAATGGGTCATTTAATGGTACAGATGCACTAGTCTGATGGGGTGGAATCGCTGAGATCCCTTGCTATCACTGGCGATACGGACTCGTATTGTTCATGTTATCTGTTCGCAATCCAGCTTTTTTGTTGCGACATGTTGCTATGGGTTGACCGTGTGGAATGCATGCTCTAGGTTCATGGGTGAGGCGAGCCCATCGCTTGCCCTATCGGTTCCACTCCACCACTGCAAGCACCATGCCCACCACTTTTTCTGCCGCCGTCGCTGAGCTCACCGAGCTTCGCAATTCCCTTGACATCCTCCAAGCGGATGGTCATGAAACTGGTGTCCGCGCCATCGCTAAGGCTATCGACAAGCTTGAAGCGCAACTAGGCATCAACCAGGTTCGCTATTGATCCACCACACGGACGCACTAACCATCTCCCGTAAAACAATGCCATTCACCATTTACCGTGTTGACGCTGATAACAAAGAACAGCGCGGCATCGTCTTAGGTCCCGGCTATATCGCATTTTCATACGATGATGCCGTAGCTAAGGCGATTGATTGGCGCGAGGATCCCTCGCTCGTGAATGTAAAGATCAGTGTTCAACATTACGGCTAGGACGCACCCATGAAACAAACCATCGAAGCCCTGACCCTGGCCTTTATGTGTGTCTTGATCTCCAGCCTCACCTTATACGGTGCTCTGGGTATTGATCCGGCACAGCAACAGCAACAACAGCAAACAATTGGAGCTTTGAAGTAATGTACTTTGATCGTTTCGATATCTGCGCCGGACATTGGATGTTTGCCATGCTCTGGCACGACGGCATGGGTGGCGAGACATACGCGAAGTTCGCGCAATTGGAGCGGATCGGATTCAAACCGTCGCCTCTTTGGAGTGAGCCTAAGGACTTGCCAGACAATGCCAAAGAGATCTACAGGCAACTAGTTGTCAGCACTTACAAGCCAACCACAACCCTGACAAAGACTTGCTTCAATTCCTGATCCCACTTCCCGCAATCACCGCACTCATCCTCTCTCTTTATCTTCTCAATCGTGAATCATCCTTACCGTTACCCTGACCAAGTACCAGGCTCTGAAGAGTACAGGGACTTACAACTAGCACGCAAAATGCATAGCTGGTCGTTTATTGATGCTGACGATCATTCGCGCTACTTTTCGGATGAGAACGTAGAAGAATTCGAGGACGCATTGTTCGGGGTCATTTAATCTTTGCCCTAAAACATGCACGCGTGCATCAACACCCCTTTGCAAGCACCAACCATGGCACACTGGTATCACCTCACCAAAAAGTCCAGTAACAAGAAGACTGGCCCGATCGCAGTATCAACAACATCCAAGGACTCATGTCCTAGCACGTGCCCACTAAAAGGAAGCGGATGTTATGCGGAGTCTGGTCCGTTACGATTGCATTGGGATGCAGTGTCTGACGGACCTTGGCGTGATAAACCGCGAGGCACTGACATAGAGTCATTTATAAGTGACCTAAAGTCACTGCCTGA